CAGATGCTAAAAACCGTAATAAAGTCATAACTAATCGGTACTCTTGAAAGATAGAGTTCGGGAGCAAAATGCAGTATTTGATAGCTTTTCATTAAGAATCTTTAAGATTTGAAGGTGAAAAAGAAAAGTCTTCACGGGTTAAAAGACGAGGTGTGTTAAATTTGGAAATATAAATTGATTATGCCACTAAACGAATCGAAAGGGAATATGTATCCGTGGGTTACCCACACATGGAATACAGTCAAGGGTGAATGTCCTCATGGTTGTACTTACTGCTACATGAAAAGATATGGTAAACAAAGGCCGGTGAGATTTGATGAAAAGGAACTTAATTCTGATCTCGGTAGCGGAAATTTCATCTTTGTCGGATCGAGTTGTGATTTATTTGCCCGTTCAATTCCTAATAAATGGATTACCGACACTCTGAATTTATGTGAATCATACAGAATGAATACTTACTTGTTTCAGACGAAAAACCCCGAAGGCTTTAAGGACTTTGAAATACACATCCCGATGAACTCACGGCTTTGCACCACCATTGAAACCAATCGTTATTATCCACAAATGGGTAATACTCCACATCCTTCTATGCGATCTGAGGATATGCACGATCTGGAGGGATGGCAAAAGTATGTAACCATTGAGCCTATTATGGATTTCGATTTAGATGAGATGGTAAATATAATTCGGTGGTGTAATCCGGTGCAGGTTAATATCGGCGCAGATTCGGGGGGTAATAATCTTCCTGAACCGAGTAAAGATAAACTACTTGTCCTTATTGATGCGCTTCAAGAGTTCACAACAATAGCAAGAAAGACTAATTTAGCAAGACTCTTAAAGTAAAAACAATGAAAAAGTCTTTTCCATTTGAATATGAAAGATACATTGCCGGAACTGCTTTTTTGAATCGTAGAGAGAAGGGCGCTTACATGGATTTACTTTGTATTCAGGCTGGGAAAGGACATTTAACATTGCAGGAAATTAAGGATATATTGAACGGTGACTTTGATTGCTGGGAGAAACTAAAGAGTAAATTCATAGAGGAAAACGGGCTATATTATAATAAGAAACTCGAATCGGTGAAACAGGGCAAACACAAAAAGACAGAAGTGGAGATAATTCAGGATCGTGAAAAGTCCGAACAAATATTGAAAGAAAAACGGATGAAGTTTTACGAGGACTGTAAACCGTTCCTTGCAAAATATCCTAAAGAGATGCTTCGGGAGTTTTATAATTACTGGACTGAAAAAAACAAATCAGGAACAAAATTGAGATTTGAACTTCAGCAAGTATTTGAAATATCAAAGCGGTTAGTCACATGGGCGAAAAAAGACAAGGAATTTATCAAGGCCGAAACGCCAAAGACTTATTCAGAGATGTTAAAAATGGCTGAAACAGATCCACAAATATTCAAGAAATACACTGCTATCAAAAGAGAGGGTGAAAGACAGGCTTTATTTCATCCTAATAAATAAAATATGGAACGTCCATTGAATGAAATATTAGATTATGTCTGCTGGCATTACAGAATGTCAAAAGAAATGGTTATATCCAAAAGTCAAAAGAGGGATATTGTCAAAGCCAGGGATATGATATTACTTTTGGCTGGACTTGGCAGGGATGAGGATATTGCAGAATTATTAGGAAGGACAAGGGTTACACAGGTTAACCATCGTAAAAAGTTATACGGTTATTTAAGATTCAATAAGAATTTACAATCTGAATACGATGAAATGAAAACGGATTTAAGGTATTTTGAAGTAGGAAGGCCGTTAAGCGCAATCCGGTTATAAATTGCGATCATTTGGAAAATTACGATATTAAAACTATTTAACTATGGAAATAACAGTTGAAACAATCAAAAAGACGGTTGCGGATTATTACAAGCAGCCTATTGAGTTTATTAATATCACTTGTCGAGACAAGGAGTTTGTTTTGATTCGCCACATAACAATGTATTTCATTTGGAAGTTATTAAAATATCCTTATGCTAAAATAGGTGAAGAGATAGGAGGTCGCACACACGCAACGGTTATAAATGCGATAAAGAAGGTTAATGGCTTTATTGATACTGATAAAGATTACTCGTATCATATCTCAAAACTCAATGTCAGATTCGAGGAAATTAAAAACGGCATTTCTATTATCCCGACAAAAACCGATCCTCCAGTAATAGTAAATAGAGATATTATCATTAATGATGTTTTCAGGGGATTAGTTAAAAAGGGACTTGTAAAAAATCAGGATAAGGATGCAATTATACAGGCTTTTAATTATATCTGGACCTGTGGAATCCGGTACAGGAAAGGAGTACCAAGTGGTAAGGGAGTGCCTATATCAGTGTTCAATAAAGATAATATTAAAATATATGAATTTGCTAATGCTAAAGAAGCGAGTAGGAAATTAGGAATACCTGCGAATACTGTTTATGATGCGATATATAAAAATCACGGAACAAAGAAGGGATATATTTTTAAGAGGGATATAAAGCCCGAACTTCCCAAAGTGGGAACTAATACGCCTCATCAATTTGTTGAGAAATTACCAATGATGCCAAGCCCGGAGGATAGTTACCATACAATTATGCAAGGACACTTTAATCATTAAGATATGACACGAGGTTATTTTGGTATAGGTATTTAAAATGCAAAAACAGAGGCTAATATCGGGACGCTACGGAGAAGTGCATTTATATTTGGGGCATCATTTATATTCACCATTGGCAATAGATATAAAAGACAAGCAAGTGATACTACTCAAAGCTGGAGACACATTCCGCTTTATAATTATGAATCGTTTGATGAATTTTATAAAAGCATCCCGTATGATTGTCGATTAATAGGGATAGAGTTGACAGACAAAAGTATGCCTATTGCAGATTTTAAACACCCCGAACGATGTATTTATTTACTTGGTGCGGAAGATTCTGGACTAACGAAAGAGGCTATTAATAAATGTCACGAAATAATAATTTTGCCCGGAACGTTCTGTTTAAATGTCAGTGTTGCTGGGAGTATTGTATTATTTGATAGGATTCAAAAATTATAACCATGACAAACAACATTAAGGTATTTGTTATCCCGGCTTTAGGCTTTGGATATTTCGAGGAGGAGATCGGCGACCTAATGACTGTTAGGTCTATCCCGATACTCTGTTTTAAGATTAGTACTTACCAATACTTGTAGAATGTTTTCATATTACGGAAGTAAGTCAAAGATAGTGGACTATTATCCACCACCAAAATATGGAAAGATTATCGAACCATTTGCAGGATCGGCTCGATATTCATTAAAATATTTTGATAGAGATATTACTTTAGTGGATAAATATGATAATGTTATTAAAGTATGGAAATGGTTACAGGAATGTAGTAAGGATGATATTTTAAAATTGCCAAGCCTTAAATCATTAGGGAGGGGATTCGATTTAAGAACTTTGGAACTTTGCGATGGGGCGCTTTTATTTTTAGGGTTTAACGCCGGTATTGCATCTACTTCTCCGCGCTTTAAGATAAGTCCATTTGCCGCGGAACAAAACGGAATGCAAACTTATATAAAAAGAGTTGCAAATAATCTATGGAAAATAAAACATTGGAAAATAGAACTTGGTTGTTATACTGAAATTAACAACGCAGAGGCGACATGGTTTATTGATCCACCCTATCAACATGGTGGTCACGCATATGTAGAAAACGAAATTGATTTTAAACAATTATCTAATTGGTGTAGAAATAGAATAGGACAGATTATTGTTTGTGAAAATACTAAAGCAATGTGGTTACCTTTTAAACCAATGAAAGAGTTAGAAGGAGCAATGTTTAGAACCACTGAAGCTATCTGGTCGAATTATCCGACAAATTACGATTACGTTCAACGAAATTTATTCTTATGAAACGACTATTAACCATTATCCTCTTTTTAGCCCTTGCGGTGCGATCTTACGCACCCGGATATTCAGCCTTGACCATATTCGCTTCGGAGCCTTTCCATAGGTTATTCACGCCACAGGAGGTCTCTGAAGCTATTATTTGGGTTGAGACGGGCAATAACGGATCGGGTGCTTATAACAGAATCGAACCTCAAGCGAAAGGGATATTCCAGCAATGGCCGATCTTTGTTGATGATGTCAACAGGATTTTAGGCTATAAGAAGTTTGCCTATTCCGACAGGCTTATTTCTTCGAGGGCAAAAGCGATGTTTTGGATATATCAGAAGCACTACAACCCTTCGCTTGACTTTGAAATCATGTGCCGGCTGCAATGTGGTGGCCCCGATGGCCCGGAACAAAGCTGCACCGACAATTATCTTGAACTTGTGAAACAGAAACTTTATAACGACTGATGATCGAACTTTTAAATAAAGATTGTATGGAGGTTATGGCTCAATACCCTGATAAGTATTTCGATCTCGCCATTGTCGATCCGCCGTATGGGGTAAGTCAACCCGCTTTCAGGAAGGAAAGTAAAAATAAAGCCTGTAAACCGACACAATATAATAACGCCGTTTATAACCAACCCCGCCCATCATCAGGATATTTTAATGAACTTTTTAGGATCTCGAAAGATCAAATAATTTGGGGTGCGAATTACTTTTTATCTCATTTAAAGGAGGGTACTAAATGGATCTTTTGGGGTAAACAAACCGAAGATGCACAGTGGGGAGATGGCGAACTGGCATATACTTCGTTTGGTGGTGTGATTACAAAATTTGATTTTGCATGGAACGGAATGATACAAGGTGATATGAAACATAAAGAACACCGTATTCACCCCACCCAAAAACCCGTTCATCTTTACAAGTGGCTTTTAAAGAACTATGCCAAGCCTGAATTTAAGATCATAGACACTCACGGCGGATCTATGTCATCAGTAATCGCCTGTTATGATTTTGGTATTACTGAAATGGTTTGTTGTGAGATTGATAAGGAATATTTTGATGCAGCAGTTAAAAGATTTGAAGTTCATAAAATGCAAACAGTAATAAGTTTTTGAAATGACCTCACCCCGCAAATACGTCCTCCGCTCGAACTTCGACAAGTTAGTCGAAGAGAATAAGTGAAGCCGGAAACACTGATTAAGTAAAATAATTATGAAAATGTATTGCTTATTGAATTTGATTGTTTATATTTGCAGTAACCTATTGGAGTGGGTTATGAATAAAAATCAATACATAGGCAAAGAAATTGCCCTGTGGAGTAACCGGAAAATCATTCTGGTTGCAAAACCATATGACCCACTCCATCCGGTCTCCATAGGGTTTTTGTCACGTGTTTCTTCCTTCTCCGATTCTTCGGTAGTAAAAGATAATTGTAAAGAGTACGAAAGTCTTTGTGCAAATAGTGACGGGTTTCCGTCCTTGCAGATCAGAACAGACAGAGCGCAAAGATCGGGATGCAAAACGGTAGTTGAAGATTTGAGGCGTAGCGAATCCGTCCTTTTAAAACAAGGTTAGGGGCATCCCCGTAATATTCTCTTTGAAGTGTTAGCGCACTTACCTCTATTGCAAGGGATTAGATATTGATTTAAGTTAAACCAAAAGATAAGACAATGACAGACAAGGAATTTTGCAAGTTGTATAATAGTTTCACCGGCGAAGGTGGAATGATGAGTGGGTTAGATAGTCCCAAACAACTAACTGAACACCGATTTACTGGATTGGAACTCAAAGAGTTTATCGAACATTGTTTTGCCTCTCAGTTCAAAGGAATATCAAAGGAGAGATTGAAGAAATTGATTATAGATTGCACTAATAAGTTCATAACTACAACAGGCATGGGGACATCTTTGGATTTATTTGTTGATGAATATCTTGCCTCCCTATCAGAGAGCGATAAGGAGATTTCAGGGATTCCGAGTGAGAAGACGTGTCAGACTTGCAAATATGATGAAGGTGGCGATAGGTGTATTTATGATTGCAATGAGGATTATTCAGGTTATGAAATTAAATCTCTCCCCGCTTCGAGAGTTTCAGAGAGTGAGAAACCTGATAGTGGGATTAACACAGAATATAATGATTCATGGAAAGAGAAACCCGCCGAGAGTCATTCCGATCAGATGATAGATAGGATGAACGCCGAGATTTCAGATGAGGGGAATCCTTATTTATTAAACGGAGACGAACTCAAGAGAACAGAAGATCAAAGAAAACACGGTAAATAATTCGACGCTATTCAGAGATGGATAAAAGAGAAAGATAAATAATATGAAAAAAGAAATTACAATAATTGGCACGCCATTAAAGCCCGCAGAAGAAACACTACTCGAATCAATGCGGGATGATATTGTTTTAGGGCCACCCGAATCTACTGGCACTTCATATCCCTCAACTGAACCCATGAAGCCATTTATAATTGCCGATCCTTATAAACACATCGAATTTGAAGATTACCAAGATGGCAAGACAAGGCGTAGGGAGAGAAGAAAAAGAGAACGGAAAGAGAGAGATAAATAAATACTACGAGACAATGAAAAATACAAAAGCGATAATGAATTGTGCTAAGTGGTTATCTTACTGCTTAAAGATTGGCTGGAATAAAAAAGATATAGATGAGTTAGAAAAATTATGGTGGAAATTTCATGATGAAATGGGCAATCTAATTTAATCTCCTCGCTCCTAAATAGCAGAATTGATTAGTAAACTTAAAATAGAAGATGATGGAAACAAACGAATTTGAAAAATATTATTTAGGGGATGGTGAGCATTACTTCAAATATCGAAGAGATAAATACAACCAAGAATCATGCAGAGCAACTTTATTTAATAGCAAGGGGGAGAAGATAGATGACATTTGCACCGACAACTTAACACATCATCAAGTTATTAATCGCTTTGAAGTTCGAGTAATGTCTTGATTAGTCCCCGCAAAAGAGTAATTTAACTTAATAAGACAAAGAAATGAAAGGTGGATTTGATTTATACGGAAATTACTATCCTAATGAAATGGATGCTATTAATGCTGAAATGGCTCAGTGCAATGAGATTGATAATAATATTAATCGAAAAAAGATTGCAGAGCAAGAAAGAAAAATGAGGCAACTTGAAGAAGAAATTGAACAGTTAAAACTTAACACCTCCTCCAAATGAAAGACGAACAATTCAGAAAGGTAATCATAAAGTCGGAAGCAGACTTGCCGAAGGAAACAGGAATTTATACTGTCCATACGGTACAAGGATTACATGAGTGGCGATTTGATATTCATAATAAAACAAGAATTGGACTCATGGGTAGTTCTACTGATGAGTGGTTGCCAGTAGTTGACTGGTACCTTCAGCCCATTTCCGACACCAGGGATGCTGTGATAGAGAAGATGGAAGAATTGGTTGAATGGCTTGAAGTCGAATGCCAATCTTCAGAAACCGCCGATCTATCTCATTCTTTTGCTGAATGTTTAATGATAAAACTCGCAGAGATTTCATACTTAAAAGTAAATGCCCTCCAATCCGAGAGCAAAGAGGGAGATAATCCCATTGCTTTTGAATTTCATAATTACGTGACGGGGCATTGTTACGTTGATTATATTTCTCATGTCGGGAAGGAAGAAAAAGACGGATATACTAAAATTCCCTTATACAAATAATATGGCAAAATTAACGGTAGCTTTTGTAGATGCTTTGATAAAGCAAGTAACGAAAGGAGATATAAGTTTTTCCCGAATGGTAGAGTTATTGAATGAACAGTCGGGCAAAGAAGAGAAGCGATATATAAATGATTGATTTGTATAAATTTATTAATAACAAATAAAATGGACAGAAATACTTTTTTTAGTGCAAACATCTACTATCAAGAAATTGAGTTGATAAAGGATAAAAAATCTAAATTAATGAATGTGCCAGATCAGATTATTGAAATTCTGATAGGACATATAGAAATACCAGATGCTGAAGTACGAGATGTTATCAAGAGAATAAAAAACTTAGGTATATACCTCGATAAAGAAATTGAAGGAAAATATAAAAAAATAGATGAATTATGAAAACAATGGATGAAAGAGCAGAAGAATATATCAATTTGGTACAACTTAATCCTAATTCTTATAAGGGTGATGTTGAAACAGCCTATGTTTGCGGATGTATAGATCAAAAAAGAATTGATGATGCTTCCGACACCAGGGATGCAGTGATTGAGAAATTATTAGAATCGGATAATTCTTGGTCAACAATAGATGTCTTAAAAAAACTTATTGAGGCAACCGAAATATTGCTCCACGAAAAAAATTATGATGGTCATGGATGGGAAGAAATATCTCATTGTGTAAAAAGAGGCAAAGAAATATTACTAAATCTTACCTCCCTCCAATCCGAGAGCAAAGAGGGGAAGCAGAAACCAAGCGCAGACAAATTAATATGGCCAGTTTATCTGAATGATAAGGCAAGCAAACATCAAAATAAGTATGCTTCGTTTTGTGCTTTTGTTGAAAATGAATCAATAGTTGATGTTTGGGACTTGGTTTGTCAGGCAGGAGAAGAATTTGCCTCACTCCAAGCGGGCAAAGATGACGGGAAGAGTGAATTAAGGGAGGAGTTAATATTGAAATCGTTTATTGAGTTTTTACAAAGAACATATAAGGAATTTGGCAAGCCATCGTGGAGTATGGCTGGAGATGAAGCATATAGATTTTTTGTTCCGGATGACGAAGATATTGACGAATATCTCTCCCAGAGATAACTCTTAATCGCTGAAAACGAATTAAAATAAATGATATGGAAGAAGAAATTTTGAAGATATTGGAGAGTGATGACATCTACGACCCTTTTAGTTATGGATCGGTTAATCAATTTGAAGCATCGAAAAGAATCGACACACTCACCCATGAACACTATATGAAGTTTGTCGAGTGGCTAAGAACAAATGCCCTATTGGAAATAATAGACACAAGTCACGGGCCAGAATGGATGTGGGAAATATTCAAGGGCGAAGATCAATATGAATACTACACTACCGAAGAACTTTATCAATACTGGTTAACTAATATAGAGAAGATATGAAAGCAAAACTCTATAAAAGTCCTGTCCTTGAAAAGATACGTGAAGAGATGAAACATGACAAATGGTATGTTAAACTTGCCCGTTGGTGGAGGGTTAAATGGTGGTTTATAAGATGCGATTTAAGGCCGGTATTTGAATGGCTCGATAAGTTCATGGGCGATGAATGAGAAATATCCTATCGGCTGGGCATTTATCCGGGCATTCACGGCTAACGGCAGATCTGAACAGAATGAGTGGTTTAGTCATTATATTGAAGGGATATACCAGGTTATTGAGACTGAAGATAAAAAGATATGGTTAAAAGAGGTAATATTAAATTCCCGATAATGAAAGAAAAGATTATTGAATTTGAGCCGAAAGAGAAACCGGTTGAAAAATAAAGTTGCAAATGGGATTTAGATAATATAAATTTGTTGTATTGCCGGTGCGGGTCGCACCTCTCCCTTGAGAGATTGACAGTAGCGTAATTTAGTTCCTGTCCCCGGCATTTTGGAAAATATGAAGATAAGTATAGTTATTGCATATTACAATCGAAGAGATCAATTCTTAAAAACTCTTGAGTCAATATTGGCATGGGGTAAGCCGGAGATAATAGTTGTTGATGATGCCTCAACTGAAAGGATAGACGACATTAAAGAGATTAATCTCATTAGGATAGAACCAAAAGATAAGTGGTGGTTGAATCCTTGCATCCCCTATAACATTGGATTCTCTAAAGCGACCGGAGATGTTATTATAATTCAGAATCCGGAGTGTATCCATGTGGGGAATATTTTAAAGTATGCTGGTAAGTTAAAATCAGGTAGGGTATTTAGTTTTGGTGCATATTCACTCGACTATAATCTCGAATATGAGATATATGATTATCTATATTTAAAGAAACTGATTTTAAGCGAACCTCAAAGATGCCAGGTTGCTCATCATGGTTGGTATAATCATTCTGTTTACCGTCCCGAAGCACTGCACTTTTGCAATGCTATAACAAGACAAGACCTTAAAAAAATTGGGGGGTTTGATGAGCAGTATGCCTACGGGGTTGGCCATGATGATAATGATATGGTAATGCGAATAAAAAAGGAAGGGATAGACTTAAAGATAGTAGATAATCCGTTTGTTATTCACCAGAAGCATAAAAGAACAGACTATTCAGATCCTAGAATAATTGCTGGATGTCTTTTGAATACAAGAATCTTTGAAAGAACTTCAAAAGAAAAGATGATAAAACCGTTGAATAATAAATACTACAACTAAACTCATGGGTGATCTTTATTTATGTACTCATTATGGATTTGGCGATTATGTGATGTGCTATGGGTTAATTAAGGAGTTATCTTTAAAGTATAATAAGATATTTTTATTCGGATTGCCACATTGCACACCATTACATATTAACAACATTAAAAGATTATATAGCAGTATTAAAAATGTGGAGATCATTACTAAAGATCCGTCATTATATAAAGATGTTATGTATCTCGGATGGGGTAAATATTTTGAAATGATCGAGGGGGGGGCTGCTATACAGTGTGCAAAATATTTCTATAAGCAGGCAGGCGTTCCACTAAACCTAATGTGGAGTAACTTTTATTTTAAACGGGATTTGGATAAGGAAAGAGATATATTTTATAATAGGTTAAAGTTGAGGGATGATGATGAATATATTTTTTTGCATGAAGACATTTCACGGGATTACATAATTGATAGAAAATATATCAAACCAGGGGTCAGGGTTATTATTTTAAATCAGATGCCGGATATATCAATATTGGATATACTTTATTTGATTGAGAGGGCAGCGGAGGTTCATATAATCAATACCGGATTAGTTTCTTTTGTAGATCAGATGAATATCAAACACGACAATTTAAATTACCATAAATATACAAGGCCGGAAAGTTTTGAACAGCCCATTCTAAGATTAAAGTGGAAAATACTAAATTAATGGATGAGGTAATCACATTCAGTGAATTAGTTGATAAATTAATCACTGTAAATATAAAATTATATAATCTACTCGAAAAGACTTCTGAACTTGACAGAAAGAAAGAGAAGACAAAAGAGGATATTGATCTTATTGTGAAACTAAGTGGAGATAACATAAACCTTGCAAAGACAAGGAGTGTCTTAAAATCTGCAATAGATAATAAACTAAATGCCGCAATTAAAAACGGGAGTACAGGGGTTCTAAATGAATTTAAAGGATATAGTGAATGAAAAAGATTCATGTTGCATTTGCTAATGACAAGTTTCTAAAGAGTCTTAACATATTAGAAAAGACTTCTCTTGCTATTGGGGGCGTGGATAAATTTATAAGATACGAGACGAAAGACTTACAAATAGATAATTTCTGGCAGGAGAATCATTGCATTTTATCACAACCATTAGGAGCAGGATTTTGGATATGGAAACCGTTTATTATTCTCCAGGCAATGAAACAAACTGAAGACGGAGATATTATTTTATATACTGATGCCGGTGTGGAAGTCTTAAATTCACTCAATCCTTTATTTAAGATTACGGAGACTTCAAAAGACAATAGAATGTTATTTGCCCTTACGATGAATTATGGCACTCATCGGCATTCGGAATATACAAAAAGAGATTGTTTTGTTTTAATGGGGCAGGATGAACCAAAATACTGGAATGCAAGGATGCTTAATGCCGCATTCTCATTATGGATGAAAACCGAGAAGAATATAGCTTTTTTAATGGAGTGGCAAAAGTATCTTAAAGATTCCAGGGTTGTAACCTACGAACCTAATACTTGTGGGAAACCCAATCTCCCAGACTATATAGATCACCGTCACGACCAGGCAGTATTATCATTGTTGAGTTTAAAGTACGGGAGGGAATTATATAGGGAGCCAACTCAATTTACAATTAATGAGAGTTTTGATAATTCTCCTTATGGGCAATTATTTAATCATCATGGAGGGGTAATATGAGAGGATGGTATTTAAACATACCGAAGAAATTTCATGTTTTCTGGTCGGGGAATAAACTCCCTTACCTGAGATATCTTACTGTAAAGACGTTTAAAGAACTCAATCCTTCATGGGAGATTAACCTCTGGACTTCGCAGGTTAAGTCAGAAGTGAGGACATGGAATACTCATGAACTCAATTATTCAGAGACGTGGGAGGATTGGACAGATAGACTTTGGAAACTTTGCGATAATATCCACATGATAGATTTCACGAACTTTGGGGTTAAAAATTCAGTTGCAGAGGTTCATAAGTCTGATCTTTTAAGGTGCTGGATATTAAACGAGGTTGGAGGAGTTTATTCTGATACCGATATATTTTACTTCAAGCCGATAACAAACTTAGAAGTAAATCGCAGGAAGAATAAATATGCTGAGACTTTCGTTTGTATCTGCCATTATGGTCATTCTAACGGGTTTTGGATGGGGTCAAAAGGGAGTCGGTTTTTTGGAGAGTTATTTGAACAGTCCAAGAAGATTGATCCGGCCAGGTATCAAAGTAATGGGCCGGAACTTTGTAATCGTATGTTCAGGACGATAGAATCTATTAATGAGATTTCTCCGGCGGTTAATATCGGTATGGAAGCGGTTTATTATTATAATGGTCAGCACGTGGATGCTATATATTCAGAAGAAAGAGTTATCTTTGATAAGAAATCAATAGGTATTCACTGGTATGCCGGGCATCCACTATCAGGAATGTTTCTGAATAGAACTAACGGGGGATTGACAAATCTTCAAAACAGCATTATGGATAAATTATGTAAGTTATGAAAGTTTTAACTCTACTTGGAACCAGGCCGGAGATCATAAGGCTATCTGTTATTATGCCGAAACTCGATGAGGTTTGCGATCATAAAATTGTTTATACAAATCAGAACTTCACAGTTTCTTTATCGGATATATTCTGGAATGATTTGAGATTAAGAATGCCGGATTATATTTTCATGCAAACCGGAAGCCCCGGTTCATTTTTTGGTAATGGGTTTAGAGCGTTTGAGATGATTTTAGATAAAGAAAAGCCGGATAAGATTCTTATACTGGGAGACACCAATTCTGTTCTCTTTGGTATTCTTGCAGCAAAACGGGGGATTCCCATTTATCACATGGAGGCGGGTAATAGATGTTACGACCCATCAGTGCCGGAAGAGACGAATAGGATGATTATAGATGCCTGTTCACTTTACAACCTTCCCTATACTGAAAACTCGAAGGAGAATCTCATCCGGGAAGGACACTCAAAAAATTACGTCTTCAAAACAGGCAATCCTATCAAAGAGGTTCTTTGTCATTATATCGAAGATATTAATAAAAGCAATATTCTTGATGCTTTAGGATTCCGTGATTATATAGTTAATGAAGAACACCATTACATAGACTATGCCCTTCTCTCTTTTCACCGCACCGAGAATGTTGATAATCCTTACAGGGCAAAACAAGTGGTCGAAGCGATAAATAAAGTTGCTGAAGATATGCCGGTTGTTTATTCTTTTCATCCGAGGACAAAAGATCAGTTTGCTAAACATGGGATAAAATTCTCTGACAAAGTGAAACTCATTGAGCCGTGCGGATTCTTTGACTTCGTTAAATTGGAACAGAACGCAAAAGTCGTCTTCACTGATTCAGGTACAGTACCGGAGGAGACTATGCTTTTCAGAGTGCCGACAATTGTATTAAGAAACACCACCGAGAGACAAGAACTCATGGAGACAGGGACACTTATTCTCGCCGGGACAAATACCGAGGACATTTTAAGAGCATATTCCCAAATAGGGAACTTAAAACAAAAGTGGGTTAAACCAGATGACTACACTAAAGAAAATGTGAGTGATACTATTGTGAGGTTTTTACTTGGACAGCAAATCAGGAAAGAAGTCAAGGGTCATGATGAATATTGATATGTTTAAGGATCAAACCATAGCAATTATGGGAGGTTCTGGATCGTGGGGTCGGGAACTAACCCGGCAACTCATTTTGAAGGAACCAAAGGAGATAACCATATTCTCTCGTGGTGAAATTTCCCAGGTGGACATGGAGAGGACTTTTAACAATCCTTTGGTTCGGTATGTCATTGGGGATATAAGAGATAAAGAAGCCGTTGATAAAGTCATGCAGGGGGTTGATTATGTTTTTCAGCTCGCAGCCCTAAAGCACGTGCCTATCTGTGAGAATCAACCGCACGAGGCAATATTGACAAATATATATGGAGTTATCAATTTGATAAACTCGGCGATAAAGCACAAAGTAAAGAAGTTTATTGATGTCTCAACTGACAAAGCTGCCGATCCCTCGAATCTTTATGGGATGACAAAAGCCATAGGAGAGAAATTAACTATTCAGGCAAATTGCCAAACTAAAAACACCGAGTTTATTTGTGTGCGTGGAGGTAACGTCCTCGGAACAAATGGTTCTTTGGTTCCGTATGTCATCAATCAGATAAGATACACAAATAAAGTCAAAGTCACTAATGATAAGATGACTCGGTTTTTCATTACACTCCCGGAAGCTATCGAATTGCTTTTTATAGCAACCGAACACGGTATAGGGGGTGAGACATACATAATGAATATGCCTTCTTTTAAGATCATCGACCTGGTTGACTTATTAGTGAACTTTTACGGATCCCCGGATACTAGAATAGAAATAACAGGTTCAAGAGAGGGGGAGAAGCTCCATGAGGTACTGATAACAGAACAAGAAGGCGATAGGGCAAGGGTAGTCAATAAGGATTTGTTCGTCATTTACCCTCAGATAAAAACAGGCAGGAATTATTTTCATCAATGGGATGCTGAAGCTCATTGGAACGAGGCGACGGGGTTAATGAATATCCTTCACCACAAACTCACTTCAGAAGACAATTTAAAAGATCGACAATGTTTAACCGAACTATTAAAAAAGGGGGGATGGCTATGATCTGTCCTTATGACGATCTCGGATGTACTGGTGTTGACACTTCCGGCATGGATAAGGTAGATTGTAAAGCCTGCCCCCATTACCATAGCGGCACTCGAAAAGCACCGAGGCTGGGATTCTTTTATAATCTTTTCAAATGGATCAAAAGACAGCATTAATAGCATCTATCCCCGAAAGAGAGGATATGCTTAAATTAACGGTTGCTTCTTTGCGGCCCCAAGTGAACAGAATCTTCGTGTCTCTGAACGGATATGACCATGTTCCTGACTTTGTAGATACCGACGAATATGTTCTTTTGGATAATTCAATGGGGGATGCTGCTAAGTTCTATTTCGCTGAACAATGCAAAGGTTATATCCTGACATGTGATGATGACCTCATCTATCCTTTGGGTTATGTAGATAAAATGGTTGCAGGTGTTGAAAAATATAAATGTCCTTGTTCGTTACACGGGAGATTTTATTCAAGACCGGTTATGGGTTTTCAGGAATCATTCTTTGGTTTCCCTTGTTTGAATGATGTAATGACAGATGTCGAGGTCGATGTAGGTGGTGACGGGGTGATGTGTTGGCATACCGATTTATTAAAGATCAGGTTTGAGGATTTCAAGCAGAAGAATATGAGCCAACTTTATTTTTCAAAGGTGTGCCATGAACAAGGAGTTAAGATAATGTGCCTTGCTCACCGGACGGGATATTTGAAATACCAATTTCCAGGATATACAATCTGGGATGAGTCGGCAAAAGAAGGATTCAAGAAACAAACTGAACTTTTAAAATCATTTCTCGTATGAAGGATTATAGAATAGATGTAGGAGATTATAAAAAAGCCTCCGATGAGTTTCGTAAGAATCCCATATTGTTTTTAAGCGATCCATTATTTTATATGGAGTGCTGCATATTAATAATTTTTATAGTTGTTATGATAAACAGCATATGTTAAAACGATTCTTATTCTTCATTGTATTTTTAATCACCATTGCAATATTGATTGTGCCGGTGGTTATCTCAATGCTTATATGGGTATTCTCCGGTAAGGGATTGATGTGGATAGTAAGAACAATGGACTGGATGTTATCAACTCATAAAATGGAAAGTTATGCCGTACAAAAGTAAAGCACAGGAAAGATGGGCGCACACCAAAGCAGGGAAGAAGGCTCTTGGTAAAAAAGGAGTCGCCGAATTTGACAAAGCGTCAAAGGGTAAGAAACTACCAAAACGAGTTAAAACAAAAAAGAAATGATAAAGATCGAAAGGACTCATGACTGTAAATCATATTGGAAGAATGATGGTCTTTACGACAAGTATCGGGTAATTAATGTTAAGATAAAAATATTTGGTGTTACAATATGGAGCAACACCGAGAGTTACGATAGCGACCTGATCTCTGTTAATGACAGTAACGGGATGGGGTTTAAAGTAGATAAAAAGTAATAAGATGGCACGGAATAAAGGAGAAGATGAACTGAATAGACTATTTGATGAGATAATCACAGATATTTCAGAGAATGGGACATCGGCTATTTCTGCAATGAAAGATAAAATGTCGTCAGCAACTTTCTATGGATTATTAAAAGATAAAGAGAGGTTAAACAGATACGCGCGCGCAACCGAAATGAGGGCTGATTTAATGGCTGATGAGATACTTGAAATTGCGGATTCTGTCGGTGGCGATATGATTACACTAAAAGACGGGAGTAAGGTTGTGGATAATGCCGTTGTGCAACGGGATAGATTAAGGGTTGATGCGCGGAAGTGGTTGCTTGCAAAACTGCATCCTAAAAAATATGGTGAAAAGATTGATATAACTTCCGATTTTGAACCAATAGGAAACATTAAACTCATAAGGGGGGAATGAGGGATCTGACAATAAAACATAGCAAGGTTTTAGATAACTTATTTGAATCACAAAAGAGGGTTATGGTTCTTGAGGGCGGATCATCGTCAACAAAAACATGGTCTATCTTTCAATGGATAATAGTGAACTGCTCACAGAACAGAAACGAGAGTTACACGATAGCCAGGTTGAAGATGACATGGACTAAAGCCACCTTGTTAAAAGACTTCGAGACTATGGTTGTCATGTATGGTCTTCCTGTTACCCCTGATATAAACATCAACAGGCCGGATCAGTCATATAGGCTTTGGGGTAATGAACTTAATTTCATCGGGCTTGATGAACCACAGAAGGCTCATGGACGAAGGCAAGATTATCTTTGGCTCAATGAAGCTATGGAGGACTCGGAGAAAGAGGCTAACCAATTAATGATTCGAACAAAGAAGCGGATATTTATTGATTACAATCCCGCCGCTGAGAGCCATTGGATTTATGATAATATCATTTCTCGTCCTGATTGTGATTTCTTTCACTCTACAATGAGGGACAATCCGTTCCTTGAACAGTCAATCATTGATGAGTTAAACAGGCTTGAGAATACTGACCCCGTTGCTTATAAGATTTATAACCTCGGACTCAGGGCAGTTCAAAGAGGGTTGATATTTAAGAATTGGGAGATCGTCCCCTGGATTCCTGAAGGGGCAAAAGTCATTGGTTATGGTCTGGATTTCGGGTATGTGAACGATCCATCAGCGCTGATGAGAGTGTGTCTCTTAAACGGGGAGCTTTGGATTGATGAACTTATCTATGAGAGAGGACTTGTCAACGTGCCTATCAGAGATGCAAGGACAGGGGCGACTCAAAAGAACATATCAGATCGTATGGTTGCCTGTGGATTAAAAGGGGGTTATGATGAGGTGATCGCAGATTCAGCGGAGATAAAATCTATTCATGAGCTTTATGCTATCGGATGGAATATGAAACCGGCTCACAAACCGAAGATAACATTCGGACTCGACATACTTTTAAGATATAAGATAAACATCACAGAACGCAGTGTAAACACAATTAAGGAATTTAAAAACTACAAGTGGGCAGTGGACAAGGACGGGGAACCGATACGCCCGGAGAAACCCATTGATGACTTCAATCATGGGATTGACGCTATCAGGTATGTGGCCGTTCTTAAACTCTCTCAAAGATTTCAAGGAATAAAACGCACTAATTAATTTAATATTAAAAATCATGGAAACAATCGCAGCAGCAATCATCGTGGCAATCATTACAGTTATCGTGATGAAATTGATCGAAAGAGAAAAGGAATATTCAGTATCATTCATCCTTCCGTTTTTCGAGGGTGACGAAGATAAGGCAAAAGAGACCTTTGATAAATTGGCAGGATTAAAGATACCTGATAAATATATCAAGGTAAAGAAAGTAGTGACAGGTACTGAGTTTACTTTTACTGTAAAGAAATAAAAGTCATGTATAAAGGCAATGGAGCGAAATGTGTTGATTGTGGGTATCAAGACGATGTTAATAGTTTTGATATTGATGCAATGGATGAAGGAGATCCATCCCCTGTAATTACCTGCCCTAAATGTGGTGGTGTTGCTGAAATAATAGATGAAGAATAATGAAGTATCTAATTGTTCTTTGTTTACTGCTTTTGTCTTGTGAGAAACCGCAACCGGAACAGATAATAGAACCTGTCTTTTGTTATCAGTGCTGGAGGGAATATATCAATCCGGTTCATAATATATTTGAGTCTTTGGAGATTGATTTCTGCAACATGACCGAGGAGCAAATGAACAGGATCATCAAAGAAAATACTTATTACAGTCCTGATAGCACAGTGTCTTTAATATTACGATGTCAAAAAGGAGGTATATGAAAAGTCTTGGAGTGTCAATGATCGTTAAAAATGAAAGTGAATGTATTGAGGCATGTCTTGAATCGATCAAAGGAGTCGATGAGATAGTTATTGTTGACACGGGGTCAGAAGATAACACGGTTGAACTCTGTAAGAAGTATACCGATAAAGTATATACCGATTATAGTTGGCAGGACGATTTTAGCGAAGCAAGGAATGTATCCCTATCACATTGCACCGCTGACTGGATCTTAATAATCGACGCTGACGAGGTTTTAAAGTGTTCTATCGAAGGATTGAGACACGTCCTGAACTCGTATATGGCCAAGAATGTCGAGGGTCATACAATCAGATATATGGGTATGTTGTTTGCCGTTCATACGGGGGTAGAGATAGTTGAGTCGATAAGGATAATCAAAAATGATCCCTCAATCAAATGGGAGGGCGCAGTTCATAACTCACTAACTTTGGATGGTAATAATGAACATTTGAAAAACTCATGTTATAAATCAAAGTTTGAGATTGCATCAGGATACTCTCCGGCGCATTTTAAAGACCCCAATAGGAGTTTGAGGATACTAACCAAGCAACTTGAATTAAACCCTGACAATACACGGTATCAATATTACATGGCACGAGAATACATAGCAAGGAGAATGAACCCAGAAAATAAAGATCAGGTGGATGAATTACTCGATAAGATAATCTTTTGGCTTGAGAAATACGATGCTATTGCTTTTCACGGGGACTGGACAAACGAACTCGCAGACGCTTTGTATCTTCTTGCTTTGGCTTATTTCGAGAAGGTAATGGTAACAAAAGACATCAGTTGGTGGCATAAAGGATTCGTTTCAGCGTTGAAGAGTTTTGCTGTGCTGCCTTCTTATCAGGCTCCTGCAAAGTTACTCTGTGATGCTATGCTTGAGATACCAGGATCAAAAGGAATGGTAAAATACAGGGCAGCTCATGAGTTCTGGCAACTGATAGCCTCGAAGTGTTCCAATGCAGGGGTCGCTCAGTTGAGAAAAGTATAGATGTGTCAACACGGTAATACCAAACCGCTTGTAGTTATCGGTAATGACGGCAAAGCAAAATTTGCCGACATTGATTCTTGTATTTACAAACTCGTAAAGGTACTGAATGATTCGGGGTTTAGGACTAAGGCGTGCTGCTGTGGCCATGGTAAGACAAATGGCAATATAGCATTAATGGATGGCAGGGAATTAATTATAGCAAAAGATTGGAATGAAGCAAGAAAAATCGAATCGGGATTACATAAATAAAATAATTCCATTGGTAATATATCCGTTTGATGTGATGATTTCTTTCAATGAGTCAGATAAACAAATTACAGAGGCATTGAAACGGTTTGGAATAATTGAATCAGAGTGTCATGAATCATTACTTTTCAATATGGATAAGGTGAAAACGCTGAGAGGCAGGATGGTTATGTTCCTTGGAAAACAAACTGTATTAAGGTTGAATTTCATTCCGAAAACAAATAACCCGGAACACATGGGATTACTTCAACACGAGATATTTCATGCGGTTGGGTTTATCATGCAAGAGATCAATACACCCCTAAATACAGACACTCATGAAGCTTATGCTTACCTCATCCAATATTTAACAGAGCAGATTTACAGGACATTATAATATATGTTAATAAGTATATATGTAAATACTTGCCTATGTCGGAAATATTGACTATCTTTGTAGTCTAATGCCTAAAATACGAGGTAAACATTTCCGAATGATTTTTCAATCGTTAAACTTAAAATCATAATCCAATGGCAATAACAGTATGTCAGTGTCCTGTTTCTACGACTATTGCATCTATCGTGACTTCGGTCAATGACTGCAAAATTGAACTGGGACAGATTCAAAAACTTATATTCTGGAGGCATGGTCAGTCACTCGCTGCTGCCGCTTCCGCTATTTCGTCTTCAGTATGGACTACAAGGCTCGCCGCTGTCGGTGACACGAAAGCCGTTGTCTCTCCATTTGTATCTCTTATCATACCACCTACGGCCAAGAGGGAAGTAGGATCAGGTAATGAGGTTCGTGATGGCATTCCTATTGCTATCGGCACTCTTCCTGTAAAGTGTGAAGGTCATATATGGCAGACAAGCCAGGCGACGATAAAACTCTTGAAGAATCTTGAATGTGAAGACCTCGATGTTATGTTCGTCAATGAGAACGGGCAGTTGGCTTATTCGCTTGAGAGCGGTAAGGTCAAGGGATTCCCGGTGACGTCGTTCTTTGTTTCTGATCTCGGAGCTGGTTCTTATGCAGACGGTTCAAAGAATCAATTTTCGTTCTATCTCTCTGGCGGGTGGTCACTCAACTTTACGCTCACGGCAGCTACCACATTCTTACTTGACGCAGTTAACTCGTAATGGTTACTTTAGTCTGCGGAGATTTGGTGCATGAGTGCAGTGAAGAAGAGGCAGAGGCTATCTTCAAGATTCAACGTGCGATGAGAACTAACGACTGGCAATTAAAACAAGAAAATGGCATTAACGCTGGAGCAGATACAGAACCTGATCGACACACGCCCTCACAAAAGAGAACTCGACAGGGCAAAGGTTCATCAAAATAGGTTAAAGTTCCATACCGATACAGAGATTCTGGTTAATGAACTGTCACCTTATCGTGATACGTTCCTTAACTGGATATGCACTAAGGAACCGGAGTTACTGCCTAAAGACAAGGTTGAGAGATTTAAGCAACTCATGACCTGCCCGCTTCCTACAGTTCAATTAACACAGTCTATTAATATCTATTTGTCGAGAATATTCGAAGGTCAAGATGCTTTCTTTAGGTATGATTTTAATGACCCTGACAAAGAAGCAGACTGGGAGGACTTCCGGGACGACGAGTTCTGGAAGACGGATGGTATGCAGGCAATGATTAATGCCATTGACTCTGTTTGGGTGGTGGATCTTCCGCAGGAGCAGACAGGGGATAAACCGGAGCCAAAGAATATGCTCATTGACATATCGAATATTATCGATCTTTCTTGTAAGAAGAATGGTGAGTGTATGTATGTCATCTTCTCAATAGGGGACAAACTCTTTGTTTATGATGAGGTGAGTATATCTGCTTTCGATTTCACACAAAAGAAAGTAGGTACTTTGATCTCGGAGTTTAAACACGAACTTGGTTACTGCCCTGCAAGGATGTTCTGGAGCGATATGCTCAATTCAAAGAACTGCATAAATCACAAGGCTCCTCTGACAAATGTACTCTCTGAACTTGACTGGCTTTTAGTTCATAAGATTTTCAAGAAGTACATGGACATCGCTAACTCATGGCCTATTCTTGTTACTTATCAATCAGGACAGGACTATACAGATTTAACACCGGAAGAAAATAGGGGCAGGGGTGAAGGCCAGCAGAAAACGAAAGGCAAGGGATTAATCGCTCCCGGGACTATCGTTGAAGTTCCTATTCCAATAGAGGGTCAACCGGATTTAATGAGCAATCCTTTAGCATGGGTTGCTCCTCCGGTAGAGACTTTGCAATTTCATGTCACCGAAGATGAGAGGTTAACAGATTATATCTTCAAGACTTCCGTTGGCATTGACGGGGAACAGAAGAACGACCAAGCCAAGAATGAGAAACAAGTATTGGCTTCCTTTGAAAACCAGTCGATAATATTAAGAAGGCTGGCGCAGAACTTTGAGAAGATTCAAACCTTTGCCGACGAGACAATAATAGCTTTACGATACGGTGAAGAGGTGACCGTCTCAATAGACTACGGGTCAAAGTTCTTTTTAAAGACTGCCGAAAGTTTAATGGTAGAGAAAGAGTCTCTGGCTGGTGATGATGTTATGACCGATGCTGTTAATACAGAGATGATAGAGACAAAGTTCAGGAATGATTCATCGGGTAAGATAAGGGCAAATGTTATTAATGACCTCGACCCGATGCCGGGGAAGACAATCGATGAGGCAATCAATATCTTTAAGTCGGGGGTTGTTGATGATTATACTTTCTGGTTAAAATCTACTTTGATGAATAATGTTCGGAGGTTTGAAAGGGATCAACTTCCAATAGCACAGTTTATGAAGGATCAGGATTATGCCGAGAGAATTAAGTTGATTCAGGATGAGTTTAAAAAGTATTATGAAGAAATGCAAGCAGAGCAGCCGGAACCGACACCAGTGGCAACATTTACACCTACTCCGGTGGTAACTGCAATACCGGACACATTAATAGAACAGAATCCCGTAAAGTGATGCGGGTATAATAATAATTAATACAAAAGAGTAATGAAAGCAAATTTGGATAATACAGTGGAGATCGAAGTGGAGAACCGCCTTTGTTATCATTTGAGAGTCGAGAGCAGGGCTGTCCATCCTGCAAGACCTTTAGACCCGGTAATAAGAAAGAGAATCTTATGCCTGCGTCAGATTGATTATAAGAAGTATTTTCAATGTTCTGCTGAAGACCAGGTTGGTTACTTAAAGGCAATGAACATTAGAAACTGCGAACTGGTGCATGATCCTTCTTTGGAGGATTCTGTAAGGATTGAGAGACCGAAAAGTGCAGAAGAGGAATTTATACTTGCAAAGAAAATCGGATCAGCCGTTACCTCTCCGATAACCAGGAAAACTAAAAAGGCTGTGAAATGAAGAAAGACGAGGTGCTGAAAGTATTAGAGACGGCAAAAGGGGACGAGTCGTTTATAGTACGCACAGAAGCAGAAGACAAAACGTTCCTTGAAAACTATGGTAAGAAAATCGAAGAAGAGGTAATCCCTTCTAAGATCAGCGAACTGCACACCCGATACGATGACGATATTTTTGCCGTAACAGGGTTGAAAAAGAATCCTACGGAGAAGACTTATGACTTTACAAAAAGAGTTCTCTCGGAGTTCAAGACAAAAGCAGAGAAATCCTCGGTGCTTGAAAAAGAGATAGGTGAGTTAAAGAAACAACTCGCTGATGGTACTGGAGATAAGAAGACACTGGCCGATCTCGAAGCAATGCAGAGGGCTTACAAAGAACTTGAAGACACCAAGACGAAAGAGGTGACTGAGTTGCGTACTCAATTTGAGAAGTACAAAGATGAATCTGAGATTGTCGCTGCTACATCAGGGATGGCATTTAAAAAGAATATCCCGGAGGCAGCTATTAAGTCTTTGATGAAACAGATAATAAGTGATCTCACTTCGATAGCATCCCGGCAGGATGGCAAGTTAGTATTCCTTAAAGACGGAGTGCCGATGCGCAATCCTCACAATGCTTTAAATCCTTACACCGCCGATGAACTTTTAAAAGAAAGACTCAAAGACGTTATCGACATAGGGAGAAAGGCGGAAGGTGGGCCGGGACTCGAAAGCGAGATTGTTAAAGAATATGACAAAGATAAGAAACTGACAAAAGTGACATTGTTAATTCCTGATTCTGTCAAAACAAAAGAAGATTTAAGTAAATTTTTGGTGAGTCAAAAACTGTTAAGAGGAACACAGGAATACCTCCTTGCTTATAAGGAATATTCAGAAAACTTACCCCGTGCCTGAAATGTGACTTCATGCAGAACCATATAGTATTAATTTAAAAACAAACATTTATTATGGCTTATGCTGCAACCGTGTTAGACGAATTTCGTCTCTCATACGAAAAATCAAATCTGGATGCGCATGATAACCGTTTCAGTGATTACGGTGCTTATGCTACATTCGTGAAAGATACCCCGAATCTTATTCCGGGTTATGCTGAACTAATCGCAGGCCGTGCCTCTGCTGCACGTACGGCTTCGATCCCTGTCCTTACAAGACAGACGCTCTCAACTGCCGCCGTTAGGTCATGTACTCCGACCTACAACCAGGCTACATCCGCTTACGTGACTCCTTCGTGGACGACCGTTGAAGCAGGGTTTATGATGGTTCCTGCCGAACATCAGGATAATTACATCAAGTATCAGGATGCTTTTAATCATCAGGGCAGAGCCGTCGAGAAAGCATTTCTTTTGGATGCTGACACTGATGCCGTTGCTTACCTGGTCGCACACCTGACCTATGCCGATGCTGCTAAAGGTAACCCGTTCTTCCAGACTGCTTATTATATGCAGGTTCCGCTTGCTTTCCATGATACTTTCTTTCAGGATCTGAAGGATGTCATGTATGCAAACGACATCACTGGTGACATCAACATTGTTGGTTCTCACCGTGTTCGTGGTCTGGTTGAATATTATTCCAATCAAGGTGCTGGCAACAGTGCCAATCTTACCTTCCAGTACAATGGTTTTAACTTTGCTTATAGCAACAGGACAGCCATTGGAACAGCTCTTCTCGGAGTGGCTTATGCTATGCCAGTCGGTTCGCTCGGTTATCTTAACTGGGTTGACATCGATGCAAAGATGGGCAATAAATCCGGTGACGGTAAGGAATGGTACGAACAGGAACTTCCGCTTCTCGGTCAGAAAGTGGGTGTTCTCTTCCAGAGTTCATGTGCTGACAAGAGTGGTCTGTTGACTGGTCTTGAGGCTTCTCTGATGGAGAATTACTCATTCAGTTTCGACAGGGCATTCACCAGCTCTTATGACGCTACGATCACCACAGATGCAGGAGTCATCTTCGGTATCGAGTTTGCAAAAACCTAATTGTTAATTGAGAGTCCTCGTCAATGAGGCGGGGACTTTCTTTTTTATTATGTGCTGCAAAAAAACACAAGTTCAAAGGATCATTGAAGGGTTTGGTAATTATGTATTCAGGACACCGGAGACAGAGGCAATAGCCAAGAGACGTGCTGAGATTTGCGCCGTATGTCTTCAGATCAATAAAGTGAAAAATGAGTTCTGTCCTGAATGTAAATGTTTCATCCCTGCAAAGATCAGATCGATGGCTGAAGAATGTCCTAAAAAACTCTGGTAAATGTTCAATCTATCAACTTTAAAAACTGCACTAACCGGTTATATCGGATTCAAAGACTTTGACGATCCGGCTATCGGTCATGTGGCAACAGCCTTGAGGAGTTCTGTTTCAGGGCAATACTTCAGCGACTTTCATCCACTTCTTCGGAGTGATAATCTTTACTATGCTCATCCCGAAGATTTATCTTTTGATACGTGGCTTCAGGAAAGACTCGACAGTTCAGTAAACACTCTCTTTAGTAAGTTAGCCGCAGGGAAGAAGATCGGCGGTTCTACAAGGTCAATATTCGATAATCTTCAACTCTTTACAGGATCAGGGCCACTGTCTGATACTATCACGAAATCTGGTCGGTTAGTAGGGTTAGCGATAACACCGAGAAACGTTAATAATATCCAGGTCGTTTTAGATCAGATAGGTTTTCAGTTTAGTGCTGCACAAACAAGGCTCCCGGTTTACCTCTGGCACTCTTCAAGAGTAGCAACGGTGGACTCTTATTCGTTAACTACTTTTGCAAGTAATAAATTCACATGGAAGCCGATAGGGTTTACTCTGGACTATGTTAACTATGCTCAAGACATTGACGCCGGCGGGACATGGTTCGTGGGTTACTTTGAGAACGACCTTACAGGTAATGCAGTCTTAAAGAGATATGACTTCTATCATGGCCCTTGTTCTTCATGCAGGAATACAATCGATGACCGGAACAGGTTTAATCTCTGGTCGAAGTACGTGGATATAATTCCATTTTCGGTAAGTGCTTCTGCATTGTCAGGAAGTAACCTGCCGGATATGAATAGCATGGTTTACGATGAGACTAATAACTTTGGACTGAATCTCTCGCTTTCGGTTAAACCTGATGTGACGGAATTAATTACGGGAAATCTTTCTTTAATCGCTTATCCTTTAGGATTACAATTTGCTACTGATATGCTTAACTGGATGCTCATGAATCCCTCGACAAGAGTTAATCCCTCGAGAATAAACGCATCACAGTCGGCATTGGCTTATGAACTTTCGGGGGATAAGTCGAGCAATAAGAAAGGTTTGATATGGGACACCGAAAGGGCTATTGAGGCACTGTCAATGGATTTAAGTGACTTATCTGCTGCACTGCCAAAGAACAAACCATCAGGGATAAGAATAGGAGCTATATGATACCAACAGCATCGAGACCTCAATTAGTGACTCAAGGGACAGTGGTTCAGTGTCCTTCGTGCGGGTGGAAAGGATATTTAGGGGATTGCTTACAATCAGTTTATTTGGATCATAGGCCAGGAAGATTAATCCCTGCGGAAAGGGGAGGCAATGGGAAGAACTACCGATGTCCACAATCAAATACATCAGGCCAGCATATTTGCAAACATTTGATATTCTTTACCCGATATGACGCTAACAGAAAAATTATCGCACCTGCGGGCCATCAATTTAGAAGCATTGTTTGATGACTCCTTGAAAGAGAATGAAGGGACAATTCTCGACATGAACAGGGGTCAGATGTATGATGAGGGTACGTTAAACGTGGAGAGTCCGGGGAAAGTAGAACACTACGCAGAATCAACAATAAGGGCAAAGAAGCGTGCGCCATTTAACAAGACGGAATTTATTACCCTTCGGTGGATGGGTGATTTTTACAACAGTTTAAAATTGATAATTTTCAAGGATAAGTTTGTAATTACAAGTGATGACAGGATATGGGGAAATTTTTTAGAGACCCAGGACAGATTCGGGAAAACATTAGGGATGACCGAAAAATCAAAAGGCGAGTTAAGAGAAATAATGAGAGACGAGTTAATCCAAAAAATAAGAAACGCTTTATAAATGTCGATTAAAACTCCGATAATACCGAACCTTGCTTTAAAGGGCATTGATGCAAAGATTCAAGAGATTCAGATTCTTATGGATTCGAATCTCTCATGGCTTGTAAAATCCTTTGGACTTGCTGATAGGATTGTAGATCAGAAAAATGATAAACCTTATATTTATCCAGCAGTCTTTGAGTCAAATGTTAAAGACCCTATCCCCTTGATGCCAAGTGATGTTTGGGATTCGTTCGCTTTCTGGACTAAATCAGGAGAGTTAAGGATTGACTCCGAGGGTAGTTTCGTATCAAAGAATCCATTAATAACTCAAGAGGTCAGTTGTATCTTTTATATGGACATAAGTAAGATTGATAATGTCTCAACTTATAAAGAAACAAAGTCAAAGATCATTGAAGACGTATTCGATTTCTTTAATAATGTTCATGTGTCTGCAATGCTGGTTCCTGTGAAGTTTATCGAAGATGATATTACCAAAGTCTTTGACGGGTTCACTTTAGATCAACTCGACAATAAATGGAAGATGTATCCTAAGTGGACTTGTCGCATGGACTTTGAGTTAAGTTACCGGGATGGTTGTTATTCACTGAATACTTATTCTCATACTTAATGACATATAATTTCAAGAACTGCAAAAAGGGGAGTATGTTTCCGGGCGTTCAGTTTCAACTGAAGGTTAATGGAGTTGCTAAGGACTTGACCGGATCAGTGGTTAATCTTACTCTTGACGGGAAGATAGCTTATTCAACTTCAAATGGAGGATTGGTATTCTCGGATATGGTCAACGGTAAGGTTCAGTTTCCGAGACAGATAATAAATCTCAATCCTAAAAGTTACCGTATTGGCCTTGTATTTATGTTCCCTGATGGAGAGATGAAAACATATCTTGAAGGAACCTGGAATATCTTAAACAGATAATGGAAGAAGAAGTAATCTATATTACTGAGTTAGCGGATGTAATTGAGGAGATTACAATTTCTGTCACAGAAGGGACAAACGAGCCATCCGACGAGGTTACTATTATCGTTTCAGAAGCATTACAGGGAGAACGGGGGATACAAGGAATACCCGGACGAACACCAGTTAAAGGAGTCGATTATTTTGAGGGCAAAGATGGTAAGGACGGAGCAAAAGGAGAAAAAGGTGACAATGGCGCACAAGGCATTCATGGAGTTCAAGGAGTCCCCGGTACAAAAGGAGATATAGGATTACAGGGTATTCAGGGAGAGAAAGGAGACAAGGGAGATACTGGGGCAGCATCAACAATAGCAGGGCCGAAGGGAGATACCGGAGACAGGGGATTACAGGGGCCGCAAGGTTTGAAAGGAGACACTGGTTCTCAAGGCTCGGCAGGATCACAAGGACTTAAAGGAGATACAGGCAATACAGGCCCTCAGGGTATTCAAGGGTTAATGGGGCCGGAAGGGATACAAGGATTGAAGGGTGACAAAGGAGATACAGGATCAAAGGGAGATCAAGGTAATCCTGGTACTAATGGTTTACAAGGTATTCAGGGGCCAGCAGGGAATAACGGTTCTGATGCTTCGGTAACAAAAGTAAATGTAGAGGCAGTCTTAACCGGAAATATTACGAGTCATAGTCATTCGATTTATATAACGAGAGCAGAAATAGAGGGGTTAATATGATAGTATTATCTTCAGTAACGGACAATCTTCAGGTAATTTTGGGAGAGGCACATTCGACTCCTCCTCAATGTTTTGCCTCATGGAGAGACAGAACAGATACTTCTTTTATCGCTGGTCGCACTGGCATAAACACCAATGGGGCAAATGATGTTAATCTCGTTGCGGGGCCAAGTTCAGGACAGCGGATAGTTGATTTCTTTACTATCTTCAACGGAGATGTGGTAAGTGCTGTTACGACTGTCAAACTCGATGCTAACAGTACGGAGTTTATCTTATTCAAATGTACCCTCGCTGCTAGCGAGACGTTAGTATTTCAAGAAGGTGTGGGATTTCATGTACTTGCAAATTCAGGAGCCATAAAACACTCTATCAATCAGGGTAATAACACAATGGGAAGTGCTTTAACAGCAGTTGTTTTAGGGTCGGATGTAGTTAATAATAACGGGACTGCTAACACCATTCAGGACGTAACGGGGTTGAGTTTTTCTGTTACCGGCGGAGTTACTTATTATTTTTATTTTCTCATTCAATATACTTCTGCAATAGCAACGACAGGATCGAGATGGTCTATTAACGGCCCTGCTTCTCCTACGATGTTAAGTTATGTATCTGAATATACGCTTACAAGTACAACCACAACTAGAAATGCAGTCTTGCAAGCTTATGATTCTCCTGCTGCCTCTAATGCGTCTTCGGTTGTGGCAATGAATATGGCAACAATTGAGGGACTTATAAAACCTTCTTCAAACGGCACTGTGATAGCACGGTTTGCAAGTGAGGTTTTGAGTTCGGCTATTACTGCAAAAGCAGGATCGGTTTTATATTATCAACAATTAGGATGAAAGAGATCGTTTTACATAAAGGGCTTAATAGAACTAAACTTTTAGTTTATACCGACATTGACCAACTTCCGGCTGACAGGTTCGCTAAACTAAATAAGTTCTGGATGCTTCATGATGAGTTAGGCAGTTCCTTTGAGGATATTGATAAGATTCATATAACCAGGATTGCGCTCTCGCTTGGTGATCCTGAAAAGGCAAAGAGGGTATTGGATAATATGCGGGTATTGATGCACAATATAATAAATGAAGTTAACCCCGAATCGCTTTCTTTCGCTTGTCTGATTCATTCCATTGACGGCGTGGAGATGACTGACTTATCTGATGAGAATTTAAACAGGGTTATAAAGTATTTATCTGAACGGGGGTTGACAATAGATGTGTTAAAAAAAAAACAAAGGAAATCAGAGAAGGAATTTACGCTGAATTAGAGACTTTCTTCCCTGATATATTTACAAATGTTCTTTCAATAAGTTTCTGGTCGAGGATGAAGCAGCGAACACTAAAGATGCTCGAAGCGATCATTGAGAATAAAGAGTTCGATTCCGAGGGTGACGATATATATTTTGCCTCACTTATTCATCCAAAGAAACTGACCGGTAAGATGACTGATGAAATACGATACGATCACGGCTTTGAGAATAACTGTATTATTTTGGGCAAGTTCATAAATCAACCGGTCAAGACACTAACAACAAAAGAATACTTCACGCTGATAGGGTACTATAACGAGCAAAACAAAAGGTAATGGAAGAACCGATCCGCAAAGAGGAGATATTAGATTTTGAGGGAACTCGAAATGAGTTAGCAAAACTTATTGCTGACTTTGAGAAACTCAATACTCTCTTAGGTAAGGAGTTAAAGGATAATGTTTCTGCATTGACGGTAGTTATTGAGAAATATAATGTCTCCACCAAAGAAGGGCAAATTGGAGTGCGTAATGCGATTGCAACCGCTGAAAGTTATAGGGAAGAACAGAAAGAATTAACAAAAATAGATAAGGAACTCATCACATTAAAAGCGAAACTTAAAGACACATGGAAGGATGCGGCGATTGAAGTTGAGAGATATAAAAAGATGCTTTCTGAAAATAATGCAGAAAATAAAAAACTTATTCAACTGGAGGGCTCTGCTGTTGGTTCAGTAAATAGATTAAGGGCTGAACTTAAAGAATTAGTTTCCGAATATAATAAACTTGATGCGGCTGCAAGAGAAAGAGCTGCACCTGCGATTAAAAAATTGGAAGATCAGTTAAAAAGTGCAGACGAGGCAATAGGCAGGCATCAGAGGAATGTAGGGAATTATCCTAAGATTACAAAAATAGCATCAGAGGGGTTCGGTAATTTAACTAATGCTATTGGTGGCGTTACGGGAGAAATAGGGAATGCCGTTTCGAGTTTTACAACAGCGGGGGGGGTCGTGGGATTATTTACAACTTTGATTGCAGCCCTAGCTACTGCATGGAAAAATACAAAAGAAAATGTAGAGTTGTATCTTGCTTCCGCCGATAAATTAAAATACGGATTTGCTGGGTATAGTCAAGATGCAGAGAAGGAAAGAAAGGAAACATTAAAAAGGGCAAAGGGGCAAATAAGCGCAGGCATACAAGCACTAACTGAAGCTAATGCGGGACTTGAATATCAAGGATCAACTGAAGCGCAAAAGGAAATATATAAATTACAAGCCGATTCTGCTAAATTAATGATTGAGGAAGGGAAATTATTGAAAGATCAGGTTTATGGGATTAAGGATAAATTTGGATGGACGCAGAAATATAATAAACTTTTACAAGAACAGGAAACTATAAATGATGAGAAACTCGCTAAGGAAACTAAATGGGAGGGATTAGAGGCTGATTTAACCAAACAAAGAGCTATTGTATTGAGTACAACCGCATCCTCTGTAGAGATGACGAAAGCAAAAAATGATGCCGACAAAATAGCGAATCAATTAATCAAAGAGAAAACAGATTTTATAAATTTAGAGATTAAGAATTTAGATGCATTGTCAAAAATAACTGGAACAGAAGAATTAGTGGAGGAAAAGAGGAATGCATTAGAGAAAGAACTAAATTCTATCCAAAAGGAATATTATAATGATAAGATTAAGATAAATAAACTCGATAAAATATCAGCAAAGGATGCTAAGGATGTTTTTAAAGCAAGGCACGACCAAGAGGTGATTGCCGAAAAAGAGAATCAGAAATTTATTGATGATTATCTTGATACGGACAAAGACGCCAAAGATAAACAGTGGGATGCTGATGTAAAATATGGGAAGGCCATCTATGATCTTCAAAATAAAAATGCTGCTGAACAATATAAAGTTTGGGAGAAAGAAAATGAGAAAGAAGCCAAACTTACAGAAGAACATGAGAAGTTAAAACGTGAAATACTCGGTGAATCTTTAAAACGGGTAGGGGATGCTCTTAATTCTTTGTCTGATCTTTATGAAGCAAATAAACAAAGAGAACTTTCCGCTGCTGGAAGTAATGCAGATGCAAGACTGGAGATAGAAAAGAAATATGCAAAGAAACAGCAGGCATTAGGGATAGGGCAGGCTCTTATTAATGGGGCTATGGCAATAACAGAGATATGGAAGAAGTGGTCTGCTAATCCTGTACTTGCTGCCGTATTTACTGCTTTGTCAGCTGCTGAAACATTGGCTCAAGTAGCAATTATCAAGTCTCAAAAGTTCGCTCGTGGCGGTTCAGGTGTTCTTAACGGCCCGTCACACGCATCAGGAGGGGTTAACGTAGGCATAGGAGAGGCAGAGGGCGGGGAGCATATATCTATCACATCAAGGAATATGACTTCACGATACGGCCCTAAAATGCTCGATGCGGTGGCAAACTCTATAAATCAAGGTAAATTCTTTGAAGTATGGGGTAATGTTAACAGATCAATGGGGACGACTGATCCTTATACGAAGAAGATGTTCGACCTGATGAACAACACCCCGACAGTTTACACCGACTCATCAGGCAACACAGTAAAAGAATATCCGAATGGACAGAAATATGTAATCAAATCATTTAAGTTTTTCACTAATTGAGAGCAACTTATTTTATATCATTTGACGGGGTTAACTACTCACAATTCTATCCTACTAACGAGCCAAAAGTTAAATTGGAGCAGGAGGCAGGAGAGATGTTCTTTAGGTGGAAAGTAGATGCTTTTAAGATCGGTAAGACGCAAAACGCAACGGTATTCGCAACACTCTTATCGTGGTTCTTTGATACAACCAAATATACTACTAATATTTATTACCAGATCAAAGAGAAGGGAGTCATTACGTTTCCTTTTATAGGTTCTGTTTTGCTTGGTAAAATGGATTCTCAAAATGGGATTTATGAAGGCACTCCCGAACCTAATGATGCTTATTATCCTATTCTTAAAAAATATGATATTAAATATCAAAATCCATTTGGCATATCTTCCTATGCTTACATAGATAACGACCCAAATACAAACGCTTTCGCAAATGTTAGTTTTACCACATTTACCCCTGCGGGCAATGGGTCTTTAATAAACTGGGTAAACAATACCAGAGGAGCAGCGAAGGCAAGGAACATAATATCTGCACCTTCAACAATGGATATTATCTGCAAGGTAACCACATTCTCCGGTGACTCTATAATATTTAGAGTTGTAGATAATGCAGGGACTCCGACGGGGCCAAATGTAACAGTAAATGCAGTAGGTGAATATCTCATCAGTACTGGGACTGGTGCGCCTTATTACATCGAAGCGTACAATACTTCTCCCACTTTAAAAGTTGGTACGTTTACTCTTTATTTTTTCAATGTAGACACCGGAGATTTAGTTTCTACTTGTGGTCCACTGCGTAATTGTCTTAATGCTTTTTTCGGTGCTTCATATATGAATTTAAGTATAGCCACCGCATATTCAACAATACTATGGAATAATGCACTTGGTTCCGATCCACCGGCATCGATCTCTACTTATATGACTGCGCATTCGACCTTTGATTATGTTTTACAAGCCGCTGCTATTTTGAATAATCTATGGCTTTCAAGGACGGATGCTTTTACTTCAACTCTCGCTTCTGCACATGACTTATCGCTGAAAGATTTAGCGGATTTCCTTAAATATAAGTTCAGAGTATATTGGTTCATTGATGAGGACGGCAAATTCAGGCTCGAACATGAGAAATATTTTAGAAGTTATGACCCTCAGATAAATATTACCTCTGCAACTTATGCCAGTGATAAACCCGAAGTGGATGCACGTATTTACTCGTACCAGGTAGGCGAGGTTTATAAGCAATATACCTACGCAGAAAATAATCAATCTACTGTGGACTGGATTCCTTATCCTATTGAATTTACTCAAGTAGTAAGTGGAAACAGGCAGGATTTTAATGTTGGATCATTCTCGACCGATATTCAGTACATATCAGACAACCCAACGAAAGCAGATAATTCTGGATTTGTCCTTTTAAGAATGATTCAAGGGACTTCTCAAAAGATAGTATCTATTGATGCAAGCGATATAACAGCGACTAACTTTTATCTCAATAGTCTTTTAGGATGGCATTACATCCTAAAAAAATATCATTCTTATTTTGCCAGCGCAAATATAGGGACGGTTAATGGCAGTGCCTATACTTTTAGTCATGTGAAAGAATATCTCACACAAGAAAATATAAAGTTTCATATCGTCACTCAATTAGACTGGAAGAAACCCGTGACTCTTTCGCACGGTATCGGTTGGTTGAGAAATGCAGAATACTCCCCAGAATCAGGGGTTATAAATATTAACGTTGGTTTTACTCCTAATCCATGAGAACAGTATTTGCATCATTACCTTTTTATGATTCTCTCGTCAAACAAGACCGGGTGAGAGAGAATGCCGTTATTCCTATCCACTGTCCCAGGACGCAATTACCGCCGTTCGAGATCGCCGTTGGTTCGGCTACGGTTGCAACTATAAACACTATTAAGTTAGTGGCTTGTGATGGCACTAAAACAACGATAAATGGATTCTTCACAGCTTTTCCGACAGTTACGGCTTCTGTTTCGACAACCCTCGGCCCGTATATTCAATATAACGGTACTGCTTTAAGTTCTTCTCTTCCGGTGGGATCTTATTATGTAGAGATTGTCAAAAGTGATGCAACCTATTACTCTGACTGGATCAATGTCAGAACAATGGCGAATCCATTAGAGAAATTTATAAAGATAGAGTTTAGTGATGCTAATAACCTGGGGGATTTGCGATATGAAAACGGGTTTAAACAACAGGTCTGGCTCGAAGCAGTCTTAAACAATCCTACTCATGAAATGGTAAACATCGGAGAGGAAAAAGACGGCGTTTTTGTCGCTGAAAAGGTAGTCTCGAAGAAGATTTATTCTATAATAGCCTATGTCTCAAGAAGCCTTTATGAATGCCTTATGAGACTTCCGCAACATAGTACAATTACCATCACTGATGAGACGGGACAGACCTACACTCCGGCGGTGGGTAATATAACGGTAGAACCTGGGGAGTGGAATTTTTACGATATATGCAAGATAAAAATAAATTTCAATGACGGGGCAAATTCGTCTTTTGGATGGACAAAGTAATAACCTTTAAATATTTAAGACAATGGAAAGCATAGGATTAGCAAGGATCACAGGACACGCAAACGCGGGCAATCAGCAGTTCTTACAGGTAGCCACCACCGAGGCACAGTCAATTCATTTCTGGGCCTTCACGCCACTGAACGGAGATGCTGTTATCGCTGCATTAACGAACGAAGATGGGACAAGTGCGCTTGGCTATTGGAGGGGAGGGACAAAAACGGCCTATCAGAACGTCCTTTATACGGGAAGTTTCAAGGCCATTACACTCACTTCGGGGATTGTTAAACTTGAATTAAGCCAGCAGTAAAAATAAAAGTTATGTCAAAAGCATTTAATATTGGATCAGCGAGGATAGATATTTCTGCGATAGCAGGAGACACTATCGATATGAGTTTTTCTGTTGCTTTCAATGGTGTTGCTTATGACATGACAGGGATGCAACTCGACATGAAGATTGTTTATGAATTAAGCGGAATTACTGAAAGAACGTTATCGAGTGCTGGGACTTCTCCGGCTTTAACCATCTCGACCTCGACTTTTAATATCTTAACAACTCCGTTTATCAATCCGGGTGTTTATAAATACGATCTTCAGTTGACTAACGGGACAGTTGTTTCGACAATCGGTGGCGGAGATATTGAAATATTACCTCAAATAACATAAGCAATGATAGGAATAGGAATAGGAATCGGCATAGGATTTGGAAGCAAGAAAAAAAATCCATATGGCCCTGAGAAAGTTACCAACGGGACATTTGATACAAACTTAAACGGATGGACACATCACCCAACTTTTCAATGGGATACCGCAGAATGGAGTGCAGGAAAATTGCACCTTGTCAGCAACGGAGTTAATGAAGGTGGGGGGATAATGTGTTTTTACCAATCACTGACTTTGACTGCCGGGAAGACATATAAAATAGAATATTCGGCTACAAGAGCAAGTGGAACCTATTGTATAGTTAGTATTGAAAATGCTGTTGGTGATACAAATCTTGGATATAATAAAGTATTAAATGGTAATTTTATCGAGGATACAACATTTATATGTGGTGCTTCTGCTACATTTATAATTGATTTGTGGGCTTCTTGTACTTATGCCTCAGATTATACACTTGATAATTTCTCAATAAAAGAAGTATTATGAGTTTTGTAATTACACATACCAATCCTAAAATATTTACTATCGCCCCAGTGACAGGGGCGCCTAATGGTGTCTGTTCATCGTTGGTTGCTGTTCCTTATTCCGGTACTCAGATACTACTGACGTGGGCAAATGGTTCAACTAATGAAACCTCAATAAGTATTCAGTGTGCGCCTTTAGGTGGTACTTACTCAAATGTTCATAAAACTATAGGGGGAGTAACTTCTTATTTAGTTGATGGACTGACTATCGGAACAAAATACTATTTCAAGGTAAGGCCATTTAGAGGAAATTCGGCAGGCAACTATTCAAATATAGCAAGTGCGACAACTTATTGTAATGAATGTATTAATTATGTTACAAGAGTTACCGCCGATGGAGGGACTGTATTGTCCGGTGCTGATGGTTCTTATGGTTATCTGAATGAGAAAATAATAAGATTTAAAACTAATGGTTTTTATACTTCTGCTTCTATACTAACAATCCCTTCGGGAATAAAGAGCGGAAAGATATATTCTATATTACCTATTGATGGTTCGGGCGATTGGGTATTTTCAAGAGCTTCGAGTAAATGGTTGGAAGATTCTACCGGTGTATTTACAGAAAGAGTTACCAATATGCCGGGGTTAAGATGGAATGGGACAGAATATGAATTTATTTCAGAACCGGCGGTTTCAAATCTATTTACAAATCCGTCAGCACCAGTAACTCAAGATATCGTAGTTAATAGTTCAGAGACCTATGGAATTAGTTGTAAAGGAACCGGAACCGTTTATTTAACAGGAGCATTAACAGCAGTCGTTACTGAATTAACACCTTATGTTGGCACGTCTTCAGGAACTTCGCTTCATGTTTCTTGTACGGGTACACTTACTCATGTCCAGGTTGAAAATTCAGGGGGCTTTATAAGTTCACCTATTTACGGCGGGGCGGGGGTTCATTCAAGACAGAAAGATGTTGCAAACTTAACCTCTATTACTTCTCTGATCGGACAAACAGAAGGTACTCCTTATGTTGAACTTTCAAATAGGCAAACTAATCCATCTCCTGCCGGTGTTGTATTATCCTTAAACGATGGTACTACTAATAATAGACTGGATATAGTATTAAACAAAGACACTAATGGGTATCGTTATGGGTTAACTATGGTCAATGGAGGAGGAACGCAGATTGGTTTTGATGGTCAATATCTTTCTACCTTAGCCAGTACATTAAGAATGGGGGTTGGATATAAGATTAACGATTCGTCTTTTTATATTAATGGGATATGCCAGGGGACAGATACTGTTTGCACTATCCCTGCAATGAGTGAAGCAGATTTAGGCTGTAGGCTTGCAAGTGCTCAATTCTGCGATGGTTTAACTGTTTATGGTCTTTCTAAAACAAGACTTACAGATGCTCAATTACAAGTATTGACCAACAACCCACCGACAGCAGGAGTAAATGATATTTCTGCTCAATGTGTTGTTAATGCAAATTATAATATCTCATTCAGTCTTAAAGGTAAATCAGGTGATCCACAGGTTATAATTAACTGGGGAGATGAACATACTTCTACTTTAACAATGGATGGAGCTTCTCATACTCTTTCACATACCTACACAAAAGATGGCACTTATAATACCCTGATAACAAACACCACTTCACTTCTTGAAATAGACATGACCACCACCGGGAATAATCCTTCTTTTGGTGCTGATGTTTCGGTGTTTAATGTCTGTACTCAACTTGAAAAGATAATCCTCACTGCATCAAAATTCGATCATGGTGACGTTGACGGATGGCCTCAGACATTAAAAGAAGTAGATATAAGTGATATTGTAGAAACAGGTTCTCAGGTAGGGGGGACAATGTACCTGCCAAATCTTGAATTATTATTAATATTTGGAAGGAATACAATAGCCGGGAATATTGCACTTCATACAAAATTAATAAGAGTGTTTCTATCAGGATATTGTACTTTTGGGGGCGATATAACCCCATGTACAGCAATGGTTCAGATGGAGAAAGGCGGATTGCCCTGGTTGAATACATCATATTTATTTGGGACTATTGCCCCCTCAACTAATTTTATCTGCGTAAATGCCCCCAATAAATTAGGGGGAGATATAACTGCAAATAATTTCAAGTATTTAAGTCTTGCTGATGATAATGAAGCGTACGGCGATGTAAGCGGGTGGACAAATACATATTATCTTGGCCACAATGGGATACACCTATTAACCGGGACACTATCTCAGATGACAAGACTCCAATATTATAACGGTGGTGATGCTTTTACCAAGTTGACGAGAGTGAATAATATGCATCAACTCTGTAATTTTCATATGCTTGCCTCGTGGTTATATTCAAGTGCAGAAATTAATCAGATCCTTGCTGACTTTAGAGCGAATGAGGATTATCCGAAGGTTGATCCTATTGATGGTTTTGAATACGGAAAGAATATGAGGTATATCTATTTAGATGGTTATGGTTCGGAACCAGCAACGGGACAGGGAGGACTTGATCTAAATCATTTACGATCATATCATTCTCCTAACGATGATCCCCAGTATGATGTGTGGACAATTTACACTAATTTATAAGATACTTACAAATTAAAAATATGAAAAAACTATTATTCCTTTTAATCTCGGTATTTCTGCTTAGTGGATGTACTTGTGTTCTCTCTCAGGTGGTACCGCAAAAGATTTATGCAACGGCGACAAGTTGTTCAGCTCCACTGCCTGATTACTGGACAAAGATAACAGCCTCGGATAACTGCGAGATAGCTAATAAGACACAAACACCAGCTGCAGGGTATATGCTTACCCCTACAAACAAGGTAACGACAGTAATAATGAAAGCAACGGACGCATCAGGTAACTTCAAACAAGTCTCATTTACCGTTACGCTACTTGACACTATTAAGCCAAAACTAACTATCGACCCTTCATTATTGGCCTATCAGGTTGAGCAGATCAATGATATTTATACCTTTGCCGACAACCTTGTATTGCAAAAATATTATAATCTGATGCAGCAGTCATGGATTGACTCTATTCCGGGATTGAGATTAAAACTGAATGAAGATCAGAATAGAAAATTATTAGTTGTAACTTCGGAATTAAAACCAGACGGAAGCAGGTATCGTTACGTTTTGCCTGCTGACTCGGTTGGATTGTTTTATAAATAATAATTAAAATTAAATGCCATGTGTCCAGAACCAGTTGACCCGGTTGATCCGGATCCTCCAAAACCACCACCAGATCCCAAACTTGTTAAATCTGTAAAGAAACCGAAGAAGAAAAATGCTTAAGAAGATAGACTGGATAGAATTTACCGGCGTGGTTATCTGCTTATTGTTTGCGATAGTCATCAGCCTCTATCATATCTCTTTTGAGGGTTATCTCGGTTTAACGAATAGACAATGGGGTGGAGTGTGGGCCATTGCTGAAAACGGGTTTGCACTCACCCTTATTGTTTTGGGCATCATGTATTTTCAAGGATATCTAAGGAAGATTTGTTATGTCTTTGTGCCTTATTTTATATTAAAACTTATCTATCATTTCAGTTGTTACTCCGGGATTCATTTGCTGGCGCAAAAATCATGGGAACGACTCTGGAGTATCGCTTGTGTTATTTTATTTATCGTCGGATTTGCCTATTGTCTAATCATAATTCGTAAACGTCATGCTTGAATTTTTAAAAAAGAAGTGGGTGGAGTGGCTTATAAGTGTAGGGCTTGTTATCCTTACTGTTATGCTCACTAACACATTTACCATGAAAAGAGAGGAAAACACTCTTATCAAACAAGAACTCAATAAGAAGGCGAGCGTTGAATATGTCGATAAGCAGGACGCAAGTACTAAAGAATACGTAGATAAGGAATGTGACAATACAAAGGAATTAATAAAACAGGCAGTTGACCAGCAGACAGAACGCATCAAATCAGTTGACCATAAGTTAGATATATTGTTAGGCAAAAAATGAAGGAAATCAGCACAATGATAAGCAGGGTTATCCTGAAAACACTTTTCATACTTCTTTTTATTTGTGTTGGATTACTTCTCAAGGAAGTTATCAGAGAGGCTAAGTTTCAACGGTATATAAAGAAGGAGATGAAAATAAATAACGAGAAGGCAGAAATAGGACTTTCGAGAGGTAATTCCGTATCTATTGATTCACTTATAAAAGAAAAATGAAAAGCATTATTTCAAGACGGTATAGACCTAACTCCACTACTGGACGGTGGGTCACTTTCGATCAGGATAATAAGATTCTTGAACTCGCAACTATTGAACTCCCCGACAGAGGAAATCAACATAACTGCTCATGTATTCCCGAAGGCACTTATACGATAAACAAAGTCACCGACCCAGCAATAGTGAAGGCTCATGGCCGGTGCTTCCAGGTACAAAATGTCCCCGGTCGGTCGGGTATCTTTATTCACATCGGAAATTATGCTACAGGCGTTAAGGTGGACACAAAGGGATGTATTTTGCCTGGGTTATATTTGTTCGACCTCAATAAAGATGGTGAACTCGATGTTGCTGAAAGTACAAAGGCTATTGAGAAATTATTTGATGTTTTACCTGATGTTTCAACACTAATAATAATATAATTATGAAAGTATTAAATTTTATCTGGGAGTATTTAGTCCTTATTGTTAAGGCACTCGGTAAATTTCTGAAGTGGATATTTGCCCCGGAGGTAACTATCGGAGTCTTGGCCGTTCTTATTTATCTGCACGGTCATCATTTCTGGGCTTTTGTCCTCATAGCGTGGGGGATACTCTTGACTATTAACGAATATAAACAAAGCAAATCATGAACCTCTCTACTGACAATCTCGGAAAGCCCTCAAATAAGAAGGCAAAGGCCGTTGCAGACTTCTTTCTTTACAGCCTGCCGTTATATTCAACTGCTGTTGCTATTGCGGCAGATAAATTATGGAGTGCTAATACAGCTCTTATCATTACGATAGTGATAAATGTTGTCATAATTACACTTAAAGGATTGACAAAATTCACCGCCGAGGAGGAACCAATACAGCAACCATGAAAGCAAAATGGCTGTTTATAGCCCTTTTTAGCCTGATTCTGACCTCTTGCATCACCCAACGGAGGTGTAGTATTAAATTCCCTTCTGTTAACGACACGATCAAAATAACAACGGTCAAGGATTCGATAGTAATTAGGGACACTACAATATTTATAAAGATACCTGGTGAGAAGGTCACTGACTCTATTTCGATCCCTTGTCCTGAAGTTCATAATTACATCCCTAAAAAGGTTTGTGCCGAGACTCAACTTGCTTCAGCGTGTGCATGGTGGCAATATCCTGTTATTAAATTAGAGTTAATGCAAAAAGATACGACCATAGTAAAGAGGCTTAACAGAGCTTTGAAAGAGTCATATTACTGGCGGACACTTTACGAGAAGGTTCATATAACTCCGGCCCCGGTTAAATACGTTCCGGGATTCTATAAGGGATGCCTTTGGATATTGATAGGGGAAATATTGGTCATCGCTTTATTTATCGCTTTCAAGAAATTCATAAAATAGGTTTTCGTTTCATAGTTTTGGTTCCCCGGCGTACGAGTTGCGCTGGGGTTTTTAAAACAAATTTGCATAGTAAATAAATAGGTTTTAAATTTGCCATAGTTCGTTGAAGTTATTAGGCGGTATCACTGAACCCGGGTTCGACTCCCGGCATCTCCACAATCGCCTTGATTCGTTAACCCGTCACGTTAGTACGGTTTTAGTGATTCTTTGCAGGCTGTAAAAGCCGATATACAAGTAGCGCTTAAATTGTATATTGATGCCGGAAGAATCATTCGGGGGATGACTGGTTTTGACAGGATACATGGCAGTAATGGAGAACTAAAGCCTCAAACGGCAAAACAATAAATCTGTTCGAAAGAACACAGCTAAAGGCAGTAGCCTAGCGACTAAACCCGGTGAAGATAGTAACCGGGTTTTTTATTGTTCACAAAAGAAAGAGCTAAAAATAATTGAAAATAAATTTGCATGGTAAATAAATAGGTTTTAAATTTGCCTTGCTATTGATGTAACGAACATTAAAACAATTTAAAAAGGAGGTAACGATGCGAATGTGAAACTAAAACAATCGCAAAATGCCAAAGAAAAAAGATGGCAAGGGCAAAGGGACTAAAAAATATGGTCGCAATAAACGCCCTGTAAACTCCGCCATGAGTGCTTATGTCAGAGGGAAAATGACCTTTGAGAGCTACCAGAAACAAAACAAAGCCTCCAAATAGGGGGCTTTATTTATTCCCTTACTCCCTCCCCGGATTGATTACATCGAATCCTAATATCATTATTTAGAACATTTCTAAATTACACAAATTCAGCAGAATATGACAAAAGTCATGTTTTTGAATGAAATTAAGGTTTAAATTTGCTTATGATATTTTTGAAAGTAGATAAAAAACTGATTCAATTAACGCCGGACAATGAACCGGAAGTAAAAGAATATCTGAATCGGTTTAATAAAGATAAGGAGATTGAAATTTGTCACTTTGAATATTCAGAGAAAATAAAAATAGGAGATTTATTCGATTATGAAAAATAAAATATTATTTGAAGGCATAGAATTTACTTTGCCGAATGAAGTAGAGAGGACAGATCGTTTTCTTGGTATCACATCTCGGGATATTAAAAACGGGACAATTAAAAGACAGTCATGCGAAATTTGTGGTAAAGAAAAGACCGATGGTCATCATGAAATTTATTCAGATTCAAATTATAAAATTAGGTGGTTGTGCCATAAACATCATATCCAACTTCATGCAGTGTTTAACAGAATAAACGGTGTCTATGAGAAAAGGAAACAAGAATACAAAGAATTAATTGCAGAATTTAACAATTCTCGGATAGGGTTAAAATTCGAGCAGAAGGAAATTGAAATCTCAAAAGAGTAACTATGAAAGTCTATTATCTTGAAGATTCGGCGTTCGACGCTTTCGAGGTCGGGAATTACATTGCTCCGGCTCACTTGTTTTTACTTGAATGTTTTTGTTTGAACTAATAAAATAAAGCTATGGAAAAATTAACTTATGAAAGAGTAAATGAAACGACCGTCACTATTGACGGGGAGAGATTCGAGAAAGTGAATCCGAAATTTAAAGCCGGGATGTGGATTATACATAGCGGGAAAATTAGTCGAATTGTAAAGTTTGAGAATAATTGCTATTATTTAACCTTTTACGATTCAGTAGATGGAGAATATGTTGGGACAATTGGTTATTCTCTGTATGAATTACATGGTGACCGCCCCGCCACTAAAGAAGAGATCGAGAAGCATTTGATTGCCGAGGCAGAGAGAAGGGGGTTTGTGTTTGGTGCTAAATTTATTTCCCCCGATGATTCTAATTCTATAAGAGTAATAAAACCTTATTTTGACTATGGTAATATTTCTTGGTATTATAAAATAGAGACTGACGTATTACGAAGTAAGGATGGATTAGTCACTAATGGTGAGCGTTATTCTAATCCATTAATTTACGAAAAGGGCAAATGGGCGGAGATTCTCCCCTCAAAGAAGCCAGTCCCGAAGACAAGGGCGGAGTTTATAGCGTTTTTTGATGCGTGGCATCGTTCATCACATGCAGCATTCGTAAATGGAATAGAACGCTTTTTGAATGATTACGACTTTAACGACTAACCATGACTCACCCGATGAAAGAAGTCTTTGGCCTGTTCAACAAGGCCATTGACAAGGGGATGATACCCCCGAAAGTCCAGGAATCAGCAAGCAGGATTCATTTCAACAACCTCGATGAGCCGGAGGAGAAAGATTGTCCGGAATGTGTCTATTTAGGTTTCGATAAAGAATGCGAGACTTGTGGCGGAACCGGCAAAGTCCCGATGACTGCCGAAGACTTTGAGAGTGCATCATTTGAGGCACTGATTCATAACGGCGAATTAAAAGAAAATAATTAATACTAAAACTATAAAAATGGAAACACAAGTATTTTTAATTGATGAACATAAAGAAAACATTTTCGATTCTGATAAAAATCAGGAATGGTTATCTATTGTTCAAGAACTCGGACTTTCTTGTCAGGAAAATCTAATGAAGGAAAATAAAAGTCCACTTCCCTTCCCTGCAATGACAAGAGCAGAAAGTACAATATGGGGTGCAGTTCTTGAAACGAAAACACTACTTAAAGATTTTTCGGGAGAAGCAATCCCGCTCCCTGTTTTGAGTGCCATTGCTCTTTGTGAAAGGGAACATTATTTCGACAAGATTGAAATATGGTATTCACGTCAAATGCCTGATCCTATTGTTGTCGGCAAAAATTATGACACTCCCGAACACAAAGCGAATGGTTACGATTGGTCTATGATCCCCTTTAAGATTGCGCAATGGGGTGCAATATTAAAACCGATTACTGAATTAATTCCTCTTTGGGATAAATTTAAAAGGGCAGAAATTGAGGTATCTCATCAGCAACAAATCAATGCACACGAGACAGAATTAAAACAACTTCAATTCACATCAAACGCTTTTTGAACGGCGAACTTAAAAACGATAGATAAAATGGAAACGAAAACCAAAGAACAAACAGAAAAAATCCACTGGCATAAAGTATTCTTATCTGACTATCTCGGAGCCTGTGATCTCGAAGACGGTAAGGATTTAAAGGCAATAATCAAATCGGTATCGGTCCGTAAAGTTAAGAATACAGACGGCAAAGAACAGGAACGAAACGTGGCTGAATTTACGGACCCTAAATTAAAGCCAATGGTACTGAATGCGACTAATTGTAAGTTGATGAAAAAGTTTGCAAAGTCTGTATTTATAAATGACTGGAATAACATTCCTGTTCAGGTTTATGTCAAGGATGACATTAAAGCGTTTGGTGAGATAACCGAGGGATTGAGATTGAGGCCGACACAACCAATAATGAACAAGCCAGTTTTGAAACCAGGAATCCCGGCATGGGCGAAAGCTATTGAATTTCTGAGCAAGGACGGGACTATTGATAAGATCAGAGAAAAATATGATCTGTCCGCAACTGATGAGGAAACCTTAAAGGCTGCTGTTTTATGACACACCATTTGATCGATCAAAATTCCGAGGAGTGGGATGCGCTCAGGATTGGTAAGTTTACGGCATCGATATTTGGTGATCTGTTCATGGGCAAATCGACTGCCGGGTATAAGAAGGCTATTATTAAAGTCGCCTTTGAGCGGTTGACAGGAGAAAGCGAAGAACAATATAACAACAAATGGATGCAGAGAGGACATGATAAAGAACCATTTGCAGTTGAAAATTATGAACTCCTCACTTTCAATAATTGCGAACCGGCCGGATTTTATGAGTATTCCGATTTTGTCGGAGCCAGTCCTGATCGGAAGATAGCGGGGCAAAATGGCGGATGCGAATTTAAATGTCCTTCGTTTCAGGTTTATCTCGAATACTTAGAGGCAAATAACGATCCTAAGTTCCCTAAACTTCCGAAAGATTATTACTGGCAGGTTCATGGTCAACTCCTATGTACCGGCTGGGATTTTATCGACTATATGCCTTATAGTAGCCCTAAATTAAAGCAAATACTGATACGGGTGGAAAGGGATGAGGCAATAATAGAACGCCTTAAATCGCAGTTAAATGAGTCTATCGAAGAAGTTAAAACACTGATCGAAAGAATACAACAATAAATGAAAAAGATCAAAGCCATAGGGGTAAAAGAACAGGGGAAACCGTACCGGATGGTGAATGCGAAACAATTTCGGGTTGATTTGGATTCGCTTCCTTCGGGAAAGTACCAGCATACGGTTGAGAAATACCATCATAAAGCAACACCCCTTCAGTTCGGCTATCTCTATGGCGTTGTTTATCCCCTTTCAATGATCGCTTTGAATGATGCCGGTTATGAATTTACCAACATCGACCAGGTAGATCAATTCTGGAAGGGCTTATTTGCAAACAAAGAAATCATTAATCGGGAGACAGGCGAAGTGATGAGAATACCATTAAGCAAATCAGAATTTCTGACTATTGATGAGATGACCTATACCGATGCGATCAGAAATTACTGTTCGGAATATCTCGGCGTTTACATCCCCGATCCTGATCCTAACTATAAAACCAAAAACAATGAGTAAATCATCAAACAATTCAGGTATTGGTGCGACCGGATTATTAGGGGTTGCATTTGTAATCTTAAAATTATGTCATGTAATTGACTGGAAGTGGATATGGGTATTATGCCCGTTCTGGCTTGGTGTTGTTATTTTATTGATAGCGCTGTTATTTTTAATTGTAATTGTATTAATGAATAACCGATAATGGAAGACGAATTTGAACTTGCGCCGGAGGACTTTGAAAGTCTGAAGCAATTAGTAATAATAAACAAAGGAATAGATGAAGACCGTAATATTAAATAACTATGAAACTAAAAGACATTTTTAACTGGATCAGGAAGATTGCGAAACCTGAAAAGCAAATAAGGGAAATCGACAAAGAAGACCCCTATGCAACAATCAAACATACAACTAAAACGCTCGGATTCCGGCACTATGCACGACACAATAATCGGAAGGCAACAAGAGGGAGGCATCTTCAATATGTAAAGATTGGCAATTCAACGAAGCCTATTTATCACAATGCTTTATGACAGAGCATTGTAAGGTATATATGGATTACTTCGACTTTAAGGTACAGGAAGATATATTCTGTGAGGCTTTTGGCTGCCCTGCCGTTGACATCCATCATATATTAGGCAGGGGGAAGGATAAGAATATAATCAAAAACCTCATGGCATTGTGCAGGAAGCATCATGAACAGGCTCATTCAATAATTTCTAAATCAGAGATGCAATATATTCACAATTCATTTTTAGCAGGACAAAGAAAAATATTTTTAAAATAAACCATCATGATAACCGAGCAAGACATAATAAACGACTACTCATCCCGACCGGGGTGTATTTTGTGGACGGCAATCGGAATCGCTGTGATCCTCATCGTAGTAACTTGTATAATAATATTTTAACTATGAGATTCCTTTTAACATTCACCAGGGAGATTGAGGTCAACGAATCGGACTTCGTAAAAGCGATGGCGGAGGCTCAAATTAAGGGTCACCTCATCGAACTCGAAAACAATAAGCTCCGGGATAACTTCAAACTCGAAAGCGTTGATCGGTTGCCGGATAAGAAGGGGGAGAACTGAAATGATAAGTGAGGTTTTTCTTGAGGATTGCATGGTCGGGATGGCACGATACCCTGACAAGTACTTCGATCTCGCCATTGTCGATCCGCCGTATGGTGGTGGGCAACATTTCAATTTTAGATATGGTGTTGGGGATTCGGTTTACGATTCTCGTAAACCGAATAAAGAATATTGGAGTGAATTATTTAGGGTTTCAAAAGAACAAATTGTTTGGGGTGGTAATTATTTTACTGATAATCTTCCTGTAAATAGGTGCTGGATTAGTTGGTATAAGGGGCAACCAATAAATGCATTTTCAGACTTTGAACTCGCATGGACAAGTTTTGATCAAATAAGTAAGGCAATCAAAATAGAGTCTTATGGGTTTCTTCATGCAGATAAAAAGCATGAAAAAGGCACAATTCACCCCACCCAAAAACCAGTTCAGCTTTACAAGTGGTTATTAAAGAACTATGCCAAGCCTGAATTTAAGATCATTGACACCCATCTCGGCAGTGGAAGTTCGAGGATTGCCTGCTGGGACTTCGGTTGTGACTTTTTCGGCTGGGAGATCGACAAGGAATACTTCGATGCTTCAGTAAAGAGATTTGAAATATTTAAAGCACAATTAAAGATATTTTAAATTGTTAATAACTTTCTTTTGAAATGAATAGTCAAATCTAATAACTAAATCTATGGATCCTGAATTAAACTTATTTTCGAGGTATCACAACACGACAGATTTGTCCGGAGAAACTCTCGACAAAAAAGAGGCTAAAGCATTGACTCAGGATGATAAGGTGCTAGCGTTCTTCAGCCAAAATCCCGGTGAAAACTTCACGCCTTACGAGGTATGGAAGTACATGAACTTATATAATGTTCCTATCACTTCTATCAGACGGGCGATAAGTAATTTGACCAAGGCCGGGTATTTGGTTAAGACTTCGATCAAGAGAGCCGGGCAATATGGGGAGCTAAATTTTGCATGGACGCTAAAAATAAATGAATAATTACTTGTTTATTAAAAAAGAAGATTTATATTTGCATAAATAATTGCGTTACCTCATGAATACGACTTTACAATTTGATTTAAGATACTGCCTTCGGGCGGAGATAACCACACCAAAGGAATGGGGTAACGCTTTTTCCGGTGTGGTTTTTCTTTTCCTGAAGGCTCTGTTATTATATATAGGTGTTCTACATAGCTCATCCCTTCCTGATTGTATCGAGGATAAAAAAAGCGGAGGTCAATATACTGACTGCCTAATTAATACAAGTCTATGCAATGACCGTACTGTCATCATAGGACGTGAAGCTCGAAGCGGGCAGATGCTAAAAACCGTAATAAAGTCATAACTAATCGGTACTCTTGAAAGATAGAGTTCGGGAGCAAAATGCAGTATTTGA